TCTTGCACTGATCCGTTCCGTGAGTACCTTGTCCTTTGTTTCGCAGACGGAAGCACTTCGACCTTCAGGAATTCGTATGTGGACATGCACAGGCTGTGGTAAGGAGGGCTGGTATGGTGACAGTTATGACCGTTGAGGAACTTGAGCGGAAGTATGACGAACTGACGACGATCCTTGCGGAAATGGACGGGGAGGCCGATATGGCCCGCCGGTTTGGCTGTTCAAGCCTGATCCCGGAGAGCTTCTGGGAGGATAAGGACAGGCTGTGCAAGGAGATTGATGATGTCAGGGGAATGCTGAAGGGCATCTGGCAGTCCGATCCGTTTGCACTGAACGGGGCTCTTTCGAAAGAGTTTGAGGAAGAGCGGAAGATTGACGAGGCTCTGTTTGAGCTGGGCTATTGGTGGGATGATAACGGAAACCTGAATTACTTTGAGCCGCAGGCCAGATAAGGAGGATGACATGAGCGAGTACAAAAATGCTGTGAAACTTGAAGGTGGCTGTTATCTGGCAGACCGCGAGGAACTGGATATCATTCCTGTCAAGGAACTGAATGTAATTCCCTTCGGAAAGCCCTTCGATTATGCGGATGAAGAGGAGGATGAGTGGGAGGCATACTGCCGGGAGACCTACGAGTATGAGTCAGGCAACCTCATGGATGCGATGCTCCTGATTTTCGGCATCCTGTGGATGGTGATTCTGTGCGTGATGCGGTAAGGAGGATGGCATGAAGAGGGATAAGAAGATTGACGAACTGGTACAGCGTCAGGTTGAGTATGTGAAAGCAAACGGAGGCTATGCATGCCTCTGGGAGGCTGACGATACCTACAATAGCTTGAATTTTGAAATTCTCAGAGCGTATAAGGAATGCCATACCGGATCGAAAATGGGCAGTGTTTTTGATCTTGGGCATCACGGACTTGAAAGTATCCCTGATGACCTTCGGAACTTCTGCTGTGATTTTGTGGTTCCTGAGACCGATGATGAACTGGAGAAGCTGGTACACGGCATCAGGACCGGGCGTTATTCCTCAAATGGCGTCAGGATGCTTCAGAAGGCCGTTGAGGATCTTGGCGGTGAATGGTTTATCTGGTATTGATAGAAAGCGAGGTGGAAGATGAACAGAGAGTGGAAGATCGGCAAGGACCTGAGTTTCAGTGACAATGTACTGGATGGCTTCACGTTTGAAGAACTTGTCACTACCGTGTGCTGCAACTGCAAGTACATCACGCAGGATGCTGTCAGGCTTGCCGCAAAACAGATTGTTGATATCCATATGTAGGATTTCAAGTATTTGCTGGAAAAGAATACTCTGGATATCGTTGTTGAAGCAAGAAGGCGCAGGGGTATGGTAGCACCTAATGGAGGAGCTGAAGAGTGAGCTTTAATATGCGCAGGCTGTCATGGGGCGGCCTGCTCAGAAATTTGGAACATGATCCAAAGGGAAATTATTATCACAATCATATATACATGGTTGACAGGGACGGGCACCGGAAGTACCTGCAGTTGAAGCGGATGGCGGATGGTACGCCGTACTTTGTTGAGGTAAGGGAACAGAACGACCACAAATAGAGAAGGAGGTATCTGGCATGAAGACGGGTTATGGGTACAAACTGTTTGAACAGAATGCCGACGGCAATCTTTTTCCGCTTTTCATTGACAAAAAGGCTGTCCTGCCTATGGATGAGTGGCTTCATGCTGAGTATCATCCGACGAAAGGCTTTGCCCCGAGAGGGGGCTGGCACATTGGTGCCGATGTTCCCGATGCGCCATGGCTGAAGGGTTATGATGGAACGGACACCGGGTGCTATAGGTCACGATGGAAAACCGGCAGGCGTGTATGGTGCGAAGTCGAGTACAACGCCACTGTTGACTATAACCTCTGCGTACAGAAAATGCCGAAGAAATGTTTTGACGGCGGGGTTCCTGAAAACGGGTTCTACTTTTTCCGGGAGGCTGGAAAGGGCACGTGGGTTATCACTTCGGACATAAGGATTGCGCGGATCATAACCGAAGACGACCGCCGGGAAATCATGCGGGACAGAGGATACAATGAAGTGGAAGCGTTCGCCAAGTATAAGGCGATTTTTGAGAAGCGCATGAAGTCCGCATAAGATGCGCCACAAACAGAAGGGAGACTATATGAACGACATTATCAAACATCCGGATCATTACACAGCAGGGAGACAATTTGAGCCGAAGGATGTAATCCATGACTGGGGTTTGAACTTTGACCTCGGGAATGCTGTGAAATACATTTCCCGGGCCGGGCGGAAGGAAGGCAACAGCATGCTGCAGGATCTTCTGAAGGCAAGACAGTATCTGGACTTTGAGATCGACTTTATCAAGGCTGACATGCCTTTTGAACAGGATACTGAAAGATGACAGAGGAACCGAAAAAGAAAATCTATATGATGTATAAGCTCTTCGGGCAGGCAAAGGATAAGGATGCCAGATGTATAGGCTGCTGTCACCTGACATCCTACACGGCAGGCAGGAAGTGGTACAAGTGCGAGTGCTACGGCACGTCGAGCTCTGCCGCGACGGACTGGAGGTGCAGTTGGCATGCCTGCGGTCTATACAATCAGCAGTACGGCGGGAAGCTTATCAAGGAAGTCAAGAAGCATCAGTCAAAGGAGAAACACGAGGATCAAGTGGAAGGCCAGCTGAGCTTGTTTGATAACGGGGAACACGCATAAAAGGGAGAGCGGAGGGGAAATGACAATACAATGTGATCATTGCAGTCACGTTGAAGTCTGCAAGTACACGGAGGCAGTAAGGGAAGCCATGGCCAAGATGCCGAGGCCACTGACTGACGTTGGAAATTTCATAGAATTCAGTTTTAACTGCCGTATGTTTGAGGCGAGGCTTTTGAGAAGGGAGAAGAAATGACAAGGAAAGACAGGCGGTTTGCAATCGGGACTATCGTAAAGCATTTCAAGGGCAAGCTCTACAGAATTGAAGGATTTGCACGCCAGACGGAGTCGAACGAGCTTCTGGTGTTCTTCAGGGAGATGGAGCCGCCCTTTTATTGCTATGCGACACCTGAAGGTGTGTTCTGCTCCACGGTGGATTCCGAGAAGTATCCTGAGCTGTCCGGAACGTACAGATATGAAAAAGTCTCGATTGACGAGGCGGTTGAGGCATTCAACAGCAGGAAAAGCAGGCTCCAGAGCGCACAGAACGCTGTATAACAAAGTTTCACCGTGATGGAATACAATTTACCTTGAAACGGCGCAAAAACAAAAATAAGGGTATTCAGTGATGGAGAAATCAACGATTTTTCGGGGATGAAATGTATCGGGGTATCGTGTAAAATAAAAGTTGCGGAAGGAAGCGCTACCACATTCGTGTTCAAAACAATGTTTTTATGGAGGATATAATGGATAAGATCATCGTGGTAGACAGAATCCGCAAAATTATGGCGATAACAGAGGCATGCATAGAACAGGTCGGGAGGCTTCAGCCTGAAGAAAGGCAGGCCAAACGCCTGTCGGACATCGAGTATCTGATGGAGACAATTCTGGACGAAGCAGGTATGGCGATTGATTCGGCAGAACGGGATTGACAGAGTTGCTTCTATATTATAAAATAGGAGCAATTTATCCGATATCATTTTCTCCGCCGCCCAGAATTGTATGCACAGCCCGACGTATGTATGCAGCCTGATTATATGTGATATACATAGAAGATGCCATGTTCATCACATGTAATCAGCCCGAAAACGGCGGAAACACTGGGAATATTGAAAAATAACGGTTTTATCAGTTGCTATTGCTCGTTGGGGATACGAGAAAACCACCTGAATCAGGATGGTTGCCCGACATTAAGGTGCCGATGGTTATAAAACGCAATTTTCCTGATATGTATTTTTGGACGAATATCCTGCCCCGTATGCATGGCTTCAGGCACAAGAAAAGAGCTCCGGTTTTCCGGGGCTCTTTGCATTTAATATAAAAATGTGAGGGCTGCACCATTCTTGAAACGGATTTCCGTGATAATTCCGTTCGTGACCTTTATGCGGTCAACGATCTTCCTGACGAAGGCCTGTGAGACTTCCGAGTCCACGGCTTTCAGGGTTTCCCATGCCCGGTCGCTCTTGAAGTCGATGAGCTGTTGTATCATCAGGAAGTAGCTGGCCTTATCGAGGAATCCGGTATCAATGGACTTTGTATCGGAGTTCAGTTCACCGAGGCGTTTGTCGATGAGTTCCATGTCGTCCGTGATGGCTTTCCGTTCGATGATGTAGTCTTTTTCACTGATGGCCTGTGCGCCATACAAGAACAGGGATTGCAGGCGCTGGATGGCGAGTTCGTCTTTTGCCCTGCGTGAGCGGAGCTGGGTGACCTCGCTGGATTCGGGGTCAGAAAGAATGCGTTTTGGCTGTTGGTATTCCAAGGTCATCTGACCGGAGGCGATCAGCTGGCTGAGGTTGTCCAAGCCTATGATTTTTTTCACGTCGTCGAAGGCATGCTGTTTGGAGAGGGCACTGCTCAGGTCCGGCATTGGCTTGCCGTTGGCGACGGCCCTGCTGGCATACAGGATGGCAGACAGCAATGAAAAGACGAACGGCACGACGTAGGAGTCGGAGATGTACTTGTTCACGCATCCGTCCTTGACCTTGCGTCTTCTGGAACAGCCGTAGACAGTGGGATCCCATCCGTCAGCGTTCCGCCTTGAACGGGTGGCGGTCATATTGGCGCCGCAGTTCCCACATTCGATCAGGCCCGCGAAGATGTGGGCTTTCTTTGCTCTGTAGGTATCCATTTTCTTTTCACCTTTTCGCCGGTTGCGCTTCAGGATGCGTTCGATCCGGTTGAAGCGTGCTTCGTCGATCAGGGCCGGGTGGTGGTCTCTTACATCCACCCAGTCGGACTGGCTGCGCTTCGCAATCCCTTTCCCGTCAGAGTGCACGTTGTAGCGATAGATCCCCAGATAGAAAACATTTGTCAGGAGCTTGCGCACGGCAACGGGGCTCCATTCATTCCCGATCCGGGTCTTCAGGTTCCTGTTGTTGATAATCTTGCAGACTTCCAGAAGCGACTGCCGTTCCTCGTACAGGTCGCAGATGTAGTTGTAGAGCTTGGCTTCCTCGGTATTGACCGTGAAAGATCCTGATTCTTTGTCCCAGTCGTAGCCGAATGGCACACGCCCGCCGTTCCACTGTCCGTTGTTGGCACGGGAGAGCATGACGGCGGAAACACGTTCGGCGGTCATCTGGCGTTCCAGTTCGGCGAACACGAGGATGATTTTCAACATGGCCTCGCCGATGGCGGTCGAGGTATCAAACTGTTCGTTCTTGGACACGAAGGTCACGCCGATCCGCTTCAGCTCGGCATACATCTGGGCGAAGTCGAGGAGGTTGCGGCTCACACGGTCGATCTCCCATACAAGCAGGTGGGAGAATTCACCGCTTCTCAGGCGGGTCATCATCTGCTGGTATGCCGGGCGGTCGGTGTTCTTTGCTGAGTATCCCGGGTCTTCGAATATTTCATAGTCCCTTATGCCGAGCATCAGTTCCGAGTAGGCTTTCAGCTCACGCCTTTGCACCTGCAGTGAGTCTTTATCAATCTGGTACTGCGTGGATACCCGGATGTAGATGGCGGCCTTTGGCTTCAGTTCTACACTCATTTGTCCGTCACCACCATAAAGGTTCCGTCCGTAAGGCGTTCGGATACACGGCCTATGGCGTCGTCAGTGAGTCCGTGCTGTCGGAGGATGTCGGCTGCGGCTTTATCAAAGGCCGGCAGTTCCCGGAGGTGGAAGTTCTTGGCATTCCCGTCAGGCACGAACAGGGGCATCAGGCCCTTTGTGATGTAAAAGGATACCGATGTGCCTTCATGGGTGAAGCTGTACAGTGGGTCTGAACCGCCGGTGATATCCGTAATGGATTCGGCGGACTCAACCATGGCAAGGCTGTATTTAGAGAAAGTCGCTGCACGGATCATGATGTCCCCTCCATGTATTTTTGCAGGATGAAGTTTACGACTGCCTTGTCGTCATCCGAGGCTTTTTCATAGAGTTTTCCGATTGTCCAAGCCTTTTTTGACATTTCATTCGGCATGGGGTAGTCAATGCCGAGGAGCGTTTCCATTGAAATCCCGAAGTACATGGCTATCTTGTAGACGTATTCGATTTCCGGGGTGCGTACTCCCTGCATATAACGTGTGATGGTTGCTTCACCGGAGTTGAGGGCTACGGCCAATTCGTGCTGGGTTTTCCCGGATTCGTAGAGAAGTCTTCTAAAGTTGTTGAAAAAGGCATCAAATTTCAAAGTGCGGTTTGCGTATTTTGAAGTGGAAGCCTTCTTTTCTTCTTCCATGAGTTCTACCTCCTTACATATTAAAATAAGTATACTTTACATTTTTTCGCGATGCAAGCAAAAATAATTGTAAAAAAACGTAAAAAAATGTTGACATTTCCCAGCTGGTAAGTTATAATATAGGTGTAAGGGGATTTCAGGTAAAGGAGGTGAGCGAATGAACACAACTGAAATCAGGAAACTGAGGCTTGACAACGGAGGGCTTACGCAGCCTCAGATGGCGAAGCTGATTGGCGTAAAATCCGCGACTTCGTACGGGGTGAAGGAACGTGGGCTCGTAGATTTCAAAGCAAGCGAGATTAAGGCAATAGCACAGCGGTTCCACATGTCACTGGAGGATATAGACAAAGTTTTTTTTGACAACGAACTTTCCAGTTGGAAAAGAGAAGATGCTTTAAACTAATGTCAGTATAGCAGAAAAGGGGTTGCGTAAAAATGGGGCGTGGGGCACCAATAGCCTCTGGTAACAGGTGGTATCAGGCACGCATGGAGCGTGCAAAAGTGGATGAGAGGTTTGCAAGCAGGTTTGGAGCGGCGGAAGTCCTTGGAATGTCCGAGGATGCCGTGAAGAGTACGGAGCTCGGTCTGGAAAAGCACATGCCGGTTGATAAAGCCGTGCTGATGGCGGATGCCTACAATGCGCCGGATCTCCTGCATCATTACTGCATGCACGAATGCCCGATAGGGATGGCCATCCCGCTGTCGGACGAGGTTCATTCGATTGAGCACATCACGGTGAAGCTGATCAAGGACCTGAAGGTCAGTGAGCTTGAACGGCTGAAGGACAGGCTCGTTGACATAGCGGAAGATGGTCAGGTATCCGCCGATGAGACGGAAGACCTGAAAAAGATCATGGAGTATCTGAACAGACTCAGTAAGACGATCAGCGAGCTGAAGATTCTTACGGAAAGGGTTGTCGGGAAATGAGCCGGGAAGAATATTTGTGGAAAATCCTGAAGGAAAGATACGGGATCACGACAATGGAAGAGCTGGATGAAGCAATAGCAAACCTCCCTGTGCTGGACATTGGGGTTTTTGTGTGCCCCTTGGGAGGCAAAGATGGGGACAACGGAAATAGTGGAGATGATAGAGTCGGTCGGGAGACGGTATCGGCATGACTTCACGCCTGAGGAGGTTGGGCTGGTGATAAAGATCACGGATGCGAAGAGCAACGGCGATGACTTCCCGATGGTGCTTGAAAACGAGCTTGTGGGGCAGATTGCAAGGGATGAGATCAATTTACGGGGAAGGATGAATTATGAGTTTAACCATACCGACAATGCCTGAACTGGAGTTTGAGGAGACGGCGCATGCATACATGATGGGCGGGAGGCGGGTTCCTTCCGTGACGCAGATCATGGAACCGCTCAGCAGGCATGAGTACGGCACTGTGAACCCGGCAGTCCTTGAAAAGGCTGCAACACGGGGGACAATGGTGCATAAGTCCATCGAAAACTTCATTCGGTACGGGCTGGACATCTCGGAGCCTGAGTACGGCGGGTACATGCAGGGCTTCACCGAATGGTGGGAAAAGAACAGCCCGTCGGAGCCTTTCCCGGAAGTGAAGATCTACCACAAGACGCTGATGTATGCGGGCACTGCGGATCTTGTATCCGTGATAGGCGGCATGGTCATCCTGACCGACTTTAAGACAACGAGCAAGGTGATTGAGAAAAGCGTCCGGGTACAGTTGGAGGCTTATGCACAGGCCCTTGCAAGCCATGGGGTTCAGGTTGATGGGAAAAGGATCCTCCACCTGTCAAAGGACGGGCACTGGAAGGAATACTTCTACCCGGCAAAGGACACGGAGGCATGGAGCGTTTTCGGGTCTCTGAAGAGCATACATGACTACATCAATTCATGAGGGGGAAAAGCATGAAGAAGGAAGAACTGGCAGTGAATGGGGTTACCGCTGCTTCCAAGATGGACAAGGCATTCTTGGATGAGGCAAGGAAGCAGGAAGAGCTCGCAACGGCCCTGTCAATCGGCAACGAGGTTGACTATGAGGCGGCGGGCATCATGACAAAGAAAATCAAGACAGCCCAGAAGGAAATTGATGCACACTACGAACCGATGCGGCTGTCTACATATAACGCCTACAAGGTGGTCATTGACACCAAGAAGGCGATCATGGATCCGCTGAAGAATGCGGAAGCAATCCTGAAGAAGAAGATGTCAGGGTACATCATGGAACAGGAGCGTAAGCGCCGCGAGGAAGAGGAACGGCTCCGCAGGATTGCCATTGAGGAGGCAGAGAAGAAGAAAGCCGAGGCTGTCTGGGCTGAGATGACTGGAGATGCGCAGGGTGCGGAGTACGCAAGCGCGGAGGCGGAGGTCATGGTCAAGGCTGCCGAGACTGTGAGCGTGGCAAGGGTAGATACCAAGATGTCAGGTGTTTCACAGTCGAAGTCGTGGGTGATCAAGGAAATCGACCTGAGCAAGCTCCCGGTTGAATTCAACGGTGTGCTTATCAGGCCTGCTGACCTGAAGGCGATCATGGGGATTATCAAGTCTTCCAACGGACAGGTAGCAATCCCCGGTGTGGAGTTTGAGGAGACCGTCAACATTGCCGTAAGGGCGTCATAAAGAGAAGGAGGAGCTGCCATGAACGAAATCACGAAGGTTGAGTATCAGAGTTTATCCGGAATCAATGTCGTGCTTGATGCGGAAACCGTCAGGAACACGATCACAAAGGGTAACGGCAAGGTAACGGATCAGGAAGTGGCAATGTTCCTGCGGACATGTCAGGCCAAGAAACTTGACCCGCTGGAGAACGGCGAAACCTATTTGGTGAAATATCGTGATGACCAGCCCGCCCAGATGGTAGTCGGCTACTTCGCCTACATGAGGAGGGCGGACAGGTTCCCGAATTACCGTGGATTCAAGGCCGGCATCACGGTAACCTACACCATCAACGGGAAGTATCTGCTCGGAAGCGACGGCCTGCCGGTTATCAAGAAGAAGGAGGGCGCCGCGCTGTACCCGATGCTTGGGGAAGTCCTGATTGGCGGATGGTGCGAGGTCTACAGGCAGGATGCTTCTGGTGCAGTTGGTACGTCCTATATGGAGGTTGCATTGTCCGAGTACAACACAGGCAAGAGCAACTGGAGCCAGCGGCCGGCAACGATGATCCGCAAGGTTGCAATCTCTCAGGCGTTCAGGGCGGCATTCCCGAATGAGTATGAAGGGTTGTACACGGATGACGAAATGATTGCTGCAGGCGCAATCCCGCCGCATTTCAAGAGCGACAATGTGGATGTGGTTGACGCAGTGGTCAGGGATGTTCCGGTGAATGAGCCGGTTCAGGAAGCACCGGTTGAAAATGTATCTAATGATCAGACGGTGGACTACGGCGATGACAGGCCAATCACGCATGATGAGTACGTCAATTTGGTCAATGTGATTCAGGATCGGTTTAAGGACAGGGATCTGTGCGTGAAGGTCTATCTGGATGCACTGAATGAGTTCGGGCTTACCAAGGATGATGCAAAGATGATGCTGGCAACCGTGTACAAGCAGATTCTTGACCATATCAACGGTCTTGACCCGGAACAGGTGCGCAGGGAGATGGGTGAAGCACAGCAGAATGTAGCGTAAGTTTGAACGTTGGAGGCGGGGCGGCATGATGCCCGCCCTGCTTGCAAGCGGGAGGTTTGAAATGGCTTTATACGTTCCTGATGAAGATGACGAAGTGGTGGGGTTTGAAGGTTTTCAAGGCGCAAATGCGGAAAGCTACGCATTTTACAGATTCCCGAAGGCACTGATCAAAGATTCCAAGTTCAAATACATTTCTGAGGCTGCAAAAATACTGTACGGCATCATGCTGGACATGATAGGGTTGTCGATCAAGAACCAATGGATAGACGGGGAGGGTGAAGCGTACATCATATACACTCTGGAAGATGTCATGGAAGACCTGAATTGCGCCGACAACAAAGCGACCAAGGTTATGAATGAACTTGTAAAGTGTGGCCTGATAGCGAAGAAAAAGCAGGGGTTTGGCTTACCAAATCTGATCTATGTAAAGGATTTTAACAAACCTATTAAAGCGAAGCTGGTGGACGATAACGCAAGCGATCACGACACGACAATCGTGAAAATCACGACTCATGATCGTGAAAATCACGATTCACTACCCGTGAAAACCACGATTAACGAGTCGCGAAAATCAGGATCCCTTAATAATATATATAATAATATAAATACTATAGAGAACAAGACTGATATATATAACAAGACTAAAAATAACAAGACTGAGAATAACAAGAATAATGGCCTGTCGGCCGACATGAGTGATGCACAGGGCGGAAGTCATACTTCAAAGACGAACTACTCTGATGACTTCCAACGGTTCTGGGAGATCTATCCGAGGAAGGACACGAAGGCAGAAGCGTTCAAGTGTTTCAAGACACGGATGGGTGAAGGGTTCTCCCCTGATGACATGATAAAGGCCGCTCAGGTATACGCTGATGACTGCAAGAAACGGCACAGGGAGAAAGAGTACACGATGCAGCCCAAAACGTTCCTTGGCCAGAACCTGAGGTTTACGGACTATCTGCCAAAGGTGGAAGAGCCGAAGGGATTGGAGAAGGGCAAGTGGGATCCCAAGTCAGGCATGACGCCGAGGCAGTGGTATCAGTGCAAGTGGACTGAAGAGCTTGGCAAGGAAACCGGCTTGGATGTGTTCCAGTGGAACTATGGTTTGCTGAATTAAGGAGGTCTGATGGTAGAGACGGTAAAGGACACACTCACCAAGACATTATCAAACATGAGCCGGTCAGCCGTGAAAGCGGAAGGTGATTGGGTGGATTCTGATGGGCTCTTGGTCTGCGGGAAGTGTGGGCAGAAGAAAGAAAAGATCCTGAGGCCGGCATGGTGGGAAACCGATACGCTGGGCGTCAGCGGAACAAAGGTCAGACAGCTCTGCAAATGCGATCTGGAAGAGATTGAACGGCAGAAGGAAGAACTTGAAAAAGTTGAGGCGAAGCTGATGGTAAGGCGTCTGAGGGATGCGAGCCTGATGGACCGCCGGTTCTCACAGTCCACATTTGAGAACTGCAAGGACACGGAGGAGAACAGGGATAACATAGCCCTGTGCAAGCGGTATGCGAAGAACTTCGACACGATGCTGGAGAAGAATCAGGGGCTTCTTTTTCATGGCCCGGTCGGTACAGGAAAGAGTTATGCTGCTGCATGCATTGCAAATGACCTGATGGCGAGGGGGATCCCGGTAATCATGACGTCGTTCGTGAAGCTCTTGGAGGTGACGAACGACAGGTGGATGGAAGAGGACATCATGGGAAAGCTGTCAACTTCGAAGCTGGTGATCTTTGATGACCTTGGCGCTGAGCGTGGGACGGAATACGCCAATGAAAAAGTCTACAACTTCGTCGATACCCGGTACAGGTCGGGAAAGCCGATGATCATAACGACCAACATTGACCTGCAGGACATGATGGCTGCAGAAGATATCAGGTCAACGAGGATCTATGACAGGATCTTTGAGACCTGCTACCCCGTGAAGTGGGAAGGCATGAGCTGGAGGTCAAGGACTGCAGAAGAACGCTTCCGGGAAATGGGGAAGCTGTTGGAGGTCTGATGGAGGGACGATATGAGGGCATTTTTTACTGTTCCCGGTGAGCCGACAGGGAAAGGTAGGGCACGGACGGTTAGAAACGGAGGGATAACAAGAACGTTCACCCCTGAGAAGACAGTCATCTATGAGAACCTGATAAAGGTTGAGTTTCAGAACCAGTGCCGGGGAGTTTACTTTGAAAAAGGCAGACCACTGGAGATGCTGGTAATGGCCTATTACGCCATCCCGGCAAGCGCAAGCAAGAAGAAACAGAAACAAATGCTGGACGGCTCGATCAGGCCACTGAAAAAAAGCGATTCAAGCAACGTGCTCAAGGCAGTTGAAGATGCGTTGAATAAAGTGGCGTATGACGATGACGTCCAGATTGTCGAGACACATATCAGCAGGTTTTACGGCGATATCCCGAGAGTAGAAGTTCTCATAAAGGATATAGAATGGCGGAAGGAGAAAGAAGATGCACAATGAAAAACTGACACTGGCAACGCTGTGCGGCGGGGCCGTACAGGAGAAGGTGGACAGGGCGCTGGAGAAGGTGGCAAGGAATATCCTTGACCCGAACACGGATCCTGCCAAGAAGCGGACTGTCACGCTGACGATCACGTTGAAGCCGAATGAGGATGACACAGAGGACGTGGATGTATCCTTTGATGTCAAGGAGACACTTGCGCCTGAGATGGGCGTAAAGACCCACATGTTTATCAACAAGGATCTGAAGACCAATGCACTTTCCATCATGGAGCACACGAAAGGCGAGATCCGCGGACAGCTTGACTTCGGGGATGTGATGGCATCAATGGCCGAGGAGAAAGAAAAGGCAGAGGAAGCGGACGGCGCCGAGGAAGCGACACCGAGCAACATTGTAGACCTGAGAGTGAAGCAGGGATAAGGAGGAAAGGAACATGCTGAAAGAAGCGATCAACAGGATTCTGGAACTGGCAGAGCCGAACATCAAGGAGATTGGCGGTAGTATCTATTCCGACAAGCCGCTGGAAAGGATTGCGGACGGACTCAGGGCAGATCCGATCCATCTGACCACACTGACAAGCCTGATTCAGTATATCAGGAATTTTCAATCGGACAGGAAGCCTGATCTGGCGTACATTGTCCATGTAGTAAGCCCCACGGAAGTAAGGCTGCTGTCCGGGCTGGATGCCGACAGGGAGCGTGAGGTGCTCGTGACGGTCAATGCCGAGCTGCCGGCAATCACGTTCGGCAGATATATCGACAATGAGAACATGCTGATCATGATGCAGTCCATGTTCGTTGACGATGCGGGGACAGACCGGGCGGCGGTTATGAAGTTTGCCGGGACTGTCACATCCGGGACGATCAAGGAGTACGGAGATGACGGCGTGACGCAGAAGGCCACGATCAAGATGGGCGTGGCTACCAAGGCAGAGGGCATTGTCCCGTCACCTTGCGTGCTGAGGCCGTACAGGACATTCCTTGAAGTCGAACAGCCCACGTCAAGGTTTATCTTCAGGATGCGGGAAGGCGGCGGAGACCGTGTAGAATCCGCACTGTTTGAGGCCGATGGCGGTGCTTGGAAATACTGGGCGAAATCGAACGTGGCGCAGTATTTGGTCAAACAGCTTAACGAGGCCGGTGTTGCGAACCTGATCGTGATTTCATAAGGAGGAGCCATGCGGAACCCGATAGACACCGTGAAAGGAAAGGTTGTGGACTATGACCCGTTTACGGGGGAAATGACAATACAGGCGTTTTACGATGATCCTTTCATGGTGATGAAGCGGGAATACAGCGAGTGCCTTGTCCAGATGGTAGACGGCAGGTCGTTGTCAGATAAACAACGAAATGCCTGTTATGTGCTTATAAAAGAAATTGCAGACTTTACCGGCATGGGGGTTGAGATGACGAAGCAGTGGGCAAAGATCAAATTCCTTACGGATGATCTTCAGGCAACTGCTGACAAGATTTTTTCGTTGAGCAATGCCCCCATGTCACTTGTGTGTGAATTTCAAAGGTTCCTTGTCAGGCTGATCATAGACTTCGAAATTCCGACATCATTTCAGCTGTCTAAGTATGTTGACGATGTTCAGGATTATGTGTATGCATGCGCCACCAAAAAGAAGTGCTGTGTGTGCGGAAGGCCCGCGGAGGCTCATCACTGGAAGCGGATCGGAATGGGAGCCGACAGAACAACGATGGACCATATTGGGTGGCCGATAGAGCCGCTGTGCAGGGAACATCATGTAGAATGTCATAATACCGGTCAGGAAGCATTCGACAAAACGTGGCACATAGAGCCTGTGAAGGTCGATAAAATGATCGCCAAGGTTTTCAAGCTGAATACGAAAGAGGCCATGGAACATGAAATTGATTGATGCAACGGGCGAAAAGTAAAGGAGGAAAAGTGGTTTAATGAATAAAGTGATCTTAATGGGACGTCTGACGAGGGATCCCGAGGTGCGTTATTCTCAGGGGGAACGCCAGATGGCTATTGCAAGGTACAGCCTTGCGGTTGACCGCAGGGGACGCTCCACACAGAACAACAACGGACAGCAGACGGCTGACTTCATCCAGTGCATCGCCTTTGATAAAGCCGGGGAATTCGCTGAGAAGTATTTCAAGCAGGGCATAAAGGTTATTGTGACGGGAAGAATCCAGACCGGGAGTTATACCGACCGGGACGGAAGGAAGGTCTACACCACTGATGTGATTGTGGAGGATCAGGAGTTTGCCGAGAGCAAAGGCGCCTCGGAAGGAAGGGCACAGGGCACTGCGCAGGGATATGCGTCGATCCCACAGCAGGCGGCTGCACCGAGAGCGGATGCGAACGGGTTCATTCCGGTTGATAATCTGGACGACGAGGGGCTTCCGTTTAACTGAGCATAAAGGTGGGGAAGGATGAACAGGGCGCAAAGAAGACAGAACAAAGTCGTGGAAAAAGATCCTGTTTACACACTGACCAAAAGCCAGCTGGAAAAAATCAGGGAAACCGAGCGGGAGAAAGCGCTGGTTGAATCTGTCACGGATGCTTTTTCACTGATGATGGCCATACCGGTCAAGGTTCTTCATGACAAATACGGGTGGAGGCGCAAAAAGCGCCTTCCCGCGTTTGCCGAGGCGGTAGCTGATGAGTATGCCGAATTCGCCGAGGGCAAGATGACTGCAGAGGAGTACAAAGCCCTTGTCTTCGAGGAATGCGGCATGTTGTTAGAAACGGATGACTGAGGAGCAAAGATGTCACAAGCCTTAATGCACGAGCCCATGAAGTATGATGTCCGTCCCATAAAAAAACGGCTGCTTGACTTCAGGGACATGGAGCGCGATATTGATAATCAGATCGAACGCCTTGAATGCCTGAAGGCGAAGATGTATTCCGTCGGATCCCCGGAGATGTCGGATATGCCGAAAGGCGGGGGCCCGGTGAAAGACCGCATCGCTTCCAACGTAGCGCAGAAGGCAGAACTGGAGGAAAAGATCCGGGGGATGATTGAGAGGCGTGATACGGAGAAGGCACGGCTTTCAAGGATCATTGATAATATCGGGGACCCCGACAAGAGGGCTGTCATACAAATGCGGTACTTTGACGGGGAGGAATGGAGTTCCATCAGCAGGATGCTGTTCGGGAACAGGGCCGGGTTTGACGACAGGGAGGAGTCATTCCGAAGGCGCACGACAAAGCTGCACGGGCGGGCACTTGTGAGTCTGGCGGCATGTATTGATGAGGCCACGCCCGCAGAGCTCACAGAACAGCCCCAGAAGGCATCCGAATCGGATCAATGATAAAATATCCACTGAAGACGTTACGAAGCCGTACAGGGGCAATTTCAGAAGCCTGACGGCATGGTAGCGTTGTTTTGCATGCAGGGGGGCCGGTGAATGCCGGCTCTTTTGCGTGGGTGGAGGATGCGTGCTCCGGGCGGGGATATCCACCAGAGTTCACAGAAGGCTCAGGAAGGAGCTTTGGGGGAGCAGGTGATAAAATATTCACCCGAACAATAAAAGCGCAAGGAAGGGGCAAAATTTGAAGTCACAGCGGCACGGCATAAAAAAAGAGGGCTGCAGGTGACGGTCGCCCGTTCCTTACAGCCCTTGCCGGGATTGCATCATGCGTTTTCGTTCTGTTCAGCTTCCATCCGCATTGCAACAGCCTTCTGGATGTAGGTGCTCAGTGATTCACCCTGCGCCTGCGCTGCAGCCTGCATGAGTTCCTTCTGGCCTTTGCGGACAGAGAGGTAGATCCGGTCGAGGTGCGCTTTTGCATATTTCTGCGTCGCCCTGTTTCTCGCCTGTGTATATGCCATTGACATTTTCCTTTCTTCCTGCTATAGTGATTGTAAGATCGAGGGAGCGGTCAGCAGGAATGTTGTGGTATCCGCTCCCCCGGTTGGTTGCTTTAGTTTACTTTATTTTTCTTTCATTATCGTGAGGTTCTTGAACTTTTCAAGAGCCTCTTCTTTTGTTTCGCACCCTTCCAGAATCATTATAACCATTTCTATCAGGGTTTTAAATTCGGCGTTGCTCATCTCATTCTCCATTGTTTTCTCCTTTCCTGCTGTTCCCGGTGACAAGTATAGTATATCAGATATGTGTATAACCGCCAATACACAAAACCAACAAATCGGAGCAGATACTTTTGTGCACTTTGCGTATTGACGCATATACATATATATGGTATGATATAGATGGTTGGGAGAGGTAAGGAAACCGCCCGGTTGCCGGGGCGTAGAGTTCGGCAACAGCGACCGCAAGCGGCTGAAGGCTTCCGGGGCACCGCCAACGGGGAACGGACAAACCAGCCACTTCCAAGGAGGTAAGGGTATGAAATACAGAGGTTATTATGTTGATGGCGTTATTTTTAACAGCAAGGCAGACATTGACCGCTTCGTGAAGGAAGAGGCGATTCGTGCTTACAAGCGTTCTGTTGAACTGTTTGTTGAGAAGCCGACATTTGAACACTCCCTGTATTCCGACGAAAAGGCCGAATACCTCCACAACGAGTTCGGCATGGACTGGGACGAGATCGAGGAGATCGAAATTGCGACCATGAAAGCCGCCTGATGAAGTGCTTCGGATTCCCGGTTGATCCGGGATCTTTTTTATGCCTTCACGGCAATGATAATCAGTAGATGGGCCGGAGGGCCTTTTTTGTTTGCACGGAAGTTTCCATCTGGTAATTCTGAAGGGATGGGAAGATGATGAAGGTAACCGTTTTACCTGATATAGGAACAAAAATATTTTACGAAAAAACCTAAAAAGTGATTGACACGGCAAGGAGTATGTGGTATAATTTATATTGTCGGGAGGGGGTTGATGCCCGGCATGATTGTTGCCTTCAGGCTTTCCAACTGGTAAGAAAGGGGACAGACATGGTTGAGTATGTAGATGAGTGTGTAGGATGCACGAATGGCTGCATTGGCAGTGCTTGCCGTTACCGGAATGTTCCCCACTGGTACTGTGATGAGTGCGGGGAAGAAAAGGAACTGTATGAGTTCGATGACGAAGAACTCTGCATTGACTGCATTAAAAGCAGGCTCCCGAAAATTCGGTACTCAAAACGGGTTGCGTAAAGGAGGTTGGCATGAGGAAGTGGGAAAACTACGGTGACGTAAATTTCCTGACGTATGGCGGGAGCCTGATCCGCCCGGCATGGACGGATGAAGAACTGACAGAACATCCGTCACTGAAGAACCAATATGAGGTGCTGATGCTGTCACGGCTTGCAGAAAGCGAAACCAACGTTTTCATTGGCCTCAAGGTTGTTGATACGGATGACTATGAGGACAAGCGGGAAGAGATATCGGAAATGTACGATGTCTGGTCGGTGGATGATCCCCTGCTCTTTGCCGTTTCGTGTGCCGAGTATACGGGACTTGAGCCGTCGGTTGATACGGCATACAGGCAGAAGATGTATTCGACTGAAAAGGACTTTGTCATTGATGAAGCGGATGCGGCAGAATGGCTGCGGGAGCTTGGTGTTCCTGAGGAATGGATCAACTGAATGGAGGTTCGCATGAGGGAGTACGTTTTGAAAAAGGCAGAGGTCAGGCTTCAGATGAGGGAGACCCCGGGGATTTACTCCACCGGCGTGCTGAACAACCCGGCAAAGGTGAGGGACTGCCTCATTGAAAACATGCGGGGTCTGGACAGGGAAAACCTCTGGGTGATCAACCTTGATGCGAAATGCAAGCCGATCAACTACCATGTGGCTTCGGTCGGCGGACTGGATTCAACGATGGTTGATGTGGCGAACGTTTTCAAGACGGCGATCCTGTCAAATGCGAGTTCCATCCTGATTGCGCATAACCATCCGTCGAATGATCCGACGCCTTCCGGTTACGATATTGAGGTAACCAAGAGGATTGCGGGGGCGGGGAAGCTGCTCGGGATTGAACTGAGGGACCATGTAGTTGTGGGAGGAGCAAGCTATTACAGCTTTTATGAGAACAACAGGGATGCGCTGAATGGGTGACTTGCCGTCATCCGGAAAGGAGAATGGACATGACGAGGAAAGAGTTTGTTGAACAGCTGAAGGAAACCGTAAAGGCAGAACTGGCGGACAAGGGGTATGAAGTTTCCTTGGTGAACGTCAACAAGGTCAGCGAGGCGTACCTTGGACTGAACGTGAAGAAGGACGGCACGATGGCTTCCCCGGTCTACAATATGGACAAGGCATGGCTTGAGTATATGAAGACTGAGGATCTGGAAGGAATCGCTGAGGAGATTATCAAGATGACAATGAAGAATGACGTCACGATTGATTTTGACTTCAGCAACTATGAAGCGGTCAAGGACCGTCTGTTCGTCAGGGCGTCCAACATTGAGAGCAACGGCGGGTTCCTGAAGAATGTGCCGTTCAGGAAGACGTGCGACCTTGCGCTCACCTGCCATATTGACTTCGGCAAGAAGGGGCACACCATGATGAGCGCCGTTATCACGAAGGACATGCTCAAAAGGTTCGGGGTGACTGAGGATCAGCTTCTGGATGACGCCATCGGGAACACGAAGAAAACCAAACCGGCAATGATAAAAACCCTGTACGGAACAGTGTGCGAGCTTTCCGGGCAGGATTATGATGCGGCTGCGGATGTGCCGGTGTTTGTCCTGACAAACAGGGAGACGATCTTTGGGGCTCCGGTGCTGTTCTATGACGGGGTGATGGAGATGATCGGAAAGAAGCTCGGAAACTTCTACGTGCTTCCGTCGTCTGTACATGAGACGCTGATTATGAGGGATGACGGGCAGGATGCCAAGAGCCTTGCCGAGATGGTTCGTTCCGTGAACAGGTCTGAGGTCAAGCCTGAGGAACGGCTATCCGACCATGTTTATCACTATGACTGCGAAACCGGGAAGCTCACGGTTGCGGCATGATGTGCGGAGGGCAAACGCCCTCCCGGAAGGACATACACTGCAGAGGAGGACAGGAAGATGAAGAAAGAATGGACGGACGACGAGGTTATCAAGTTCCTGACGGACGAGGCAAACCGTTGGAAATGCAAAGACTGCCCGTACAATGTGGGTCAGGATTCGGGAGCTGACCACAACCAGCTTCCGTGCGGGCAGTACAACTGCTGGGTCACGGTGCACACGGGAAAGAGGTGAGAGATATGCACGTTAAGCAGTCGCTGCTGGACGCCATAAAGGTTGCAAGGGAGTTCTGTTCCCTGCACCCGGGCGAAAAGGTGTATGTGATGGACAAGGTGGGGAAAGATGCCGTTGCGGTCTGGGTTGAGGATGATTATCAATCAAGGCTGAAGGACGGCTGGGCCGTGTTCGTCACGTTCTGCAAGAAGGCATGATGGGAATTACAACAGGAGGACGGGGATGGACAGATTTTTTACACAGAAGTATTGCGACAGATGCCACGGGAGCCTTGCGTCGGGCAGGATCATGTCGATGTTCAACACGGACTGCATCTGCATGGAGTGCGCAAAGAAAGAGAAGATGCGGGAGGACTACCAGCTGGCTGCGGATACGGATCTGGAACAGGTCAAGGCCGGGAACTACAACTACAAAGGGATCGGGCTGTGATTGGCAATCGTTATATGGGCATTTGGAATAAATATAATTTACGCAAAAATACCAATAAACGATTGACACGGAGACCCGGATATGGTATAATAATAGTGTAGGGAAAGGGCTTTTGAAGGAGGTAAAGATATGAACGACAGCATGAAAAAGTTTGGGCTTCCGAATCCTTCGACCAAGGAGGATCTTGAGTGCAGGTGGAGCAAGGTCCTGAAGTTCGGCGACAGGGTACTGCTTGCCGGGTATTACTACAACGGGGAGAACCCGAGCTACTTTGGTGCTGTGTATGAGTTCCTGACTCCGGATAAAACCTGCGAAGGGCTGGTCGGGCTGAGAACGGTCAGCGGAGTTGAGTTTGAGGATGAAGGGCATGCCATTGCGTGGGCGCTGGCGCAGTAAGGAGGAAGCATGGTCAACAGGATGTGTGTGGACTGCCGGCGGTATAAAGATGAGTGCCCGGGAACGAAGGCTCAGTTCTGGACCGGGTGTATTTGGAAGGAACGTGCGGAGCGGAAGCCCGAAGGCGAACGTAAAGAGTACAAAAAGAAGGAGTGATGCGCATGTATGGAGCAATATTGGGGGACATAATCGGGTCGCCCTATGAATTTGACAGGGGGAGCAAGACGAAGGACTTCCCGCTGTTCAGCAAGGAATCCGACTTCACGGATGATTCGGTAATGACAATCGCCGTGGCTGACGCCATGATGGAGACATACGGCAAGAGCGACGGGGAGATCAAGGAAGCGCTTATAAAGTCCATGCAGGACTGGGGAAGGCGATATCCACATGCAGGGTATGGAGGCATGTTCAGAAGATGGCTTACCGAGAAGGATCCGAAGCCATACAACAGTTTCGGGAACGGGGCGGCAATGCGGGTATCGTCCGTTGGCTGGATGTACGAGTCACTTAAAGAAACGAGACATGCCGCAAGGCTGACAGCAGAGGTGACGCATAACCACCCGGAGGGGATAAAAGGCGCGGAAGCCGTGGCAAGCGTGATTTTCATGGGCAGGAACGGCCGCTCAAAGGACGAGATCAGGCAGTATGTTGTATGGGAGTTCGGGTATGATCTGTCAAGGACATGCGACGAGATCAGACCGGGCTACCATCACGTTGAAACCTGTCAGGAAACAGTCCCGGAAGCAATCACGGCATTTTTAGAGGGAACGGATTTTGAGGATGTGATTCGCACGGCTGTCTCGCTTGGCGGAGACTGCGACACGCTGACCTGCATAGCAGGCAGTATGGCTGAGGGCTTCTACGGCGTCCCGGATGAACTGAAAGAGGAATGCCTGAAGTATTACATGCCGAAGGACATGAGGGCGGTGATAAAAGAGTTTGAATCCCGCCGGGAGACCGTCTGGAAGTAAAAAAATGTAAAAAAATCCGGGAAAATGCGGAAAATGGTTCCCATAAGTTCCCATAGGTTCCCATAAGTTCCTTGTGGTTCCCATGGAAAGTGTGCTATAAGGTATGCTGGACAAAGACATAAAGGCGGCCGGGAGATCTGGCTGCCTTGAATGATAAAAGGGGCATGCAATGGTACGCTGGGAAGAAATGCAGGATAGGGTCGAGGACGTCAGGTACAGGCTGAACAGACGCATGAATATGGATGCTGCCGGTAGGCTTGCGTTCGGGCTCTGCAAGAAGTACGGAATAGACCTTCCAAAGGACGCCGGCCCGAAGGAAGCATGGGAGGCGTTGAAGGAAAAAACAGGGAAGTCCGCATCGGATTTCTATTCCCAGAGCGGTGAGCCCGGTGCTGACAAGGTGAAGTTTGCAACTTCCAATGTCAAGACGTTCACCAAGAAGCTGAATGCGGCAAAGAAAGCCCAGAAGGTAGAGAACCAGTGGCGGGTAACGGGAATGAGCCCGCAGGAGCTGAAGGAGTGGCATCCGAATGCGAAGCTTCATGTCACGGACGGCGGCAGTACAATCGCCGTGGATGGTGGTGATATTGTAGGGGTATGTAAAAATCCGGGGGACAACCTCAATGGCCGCCAGATTCTTGCGTTTGCCGTGAAGAACGGAGGAAAAAAGCTGGATTCGTATTCCGGGAACCATAAATTCTATATTGATAATGGCTTTGAACCGGTCAGCTGGTGCAAGTGGGATGAACAGTATGCCCCGGATGGCTGGAGAAAGGGAATAGACCAGCCGGAAGACATCATTTTCTATAAGTACACCGGTAAGAAATCACAGTACGACACCGCACAGAAGTTCTTCGATGCTGTCCCGGCAAGTGAGGATTACGATTCGGCATACGCAGAAAGGGATAGGACGTTATGAACACAGAGAAAGCCTTTGACGAATTTGTGAAATACGCAAAGGAGTCATTTATCGGGGTATGGCCTAATCTGTCCGAGAAGGAAGTGGAGGATTACTTCGGCAAGGCAAAGAAATATCTTCGTTCAAGGTTTGAGTCCGACTTGGAAAAGTTCAAGAAGGGTGAAATCAACGAAAGACAGCTTATAGAAGGCGGGGGGAACTCAGCCGGCTGGTGCATGGGATATTGCTACGACGATCCAATGGATGAATGACGGGGTGCAGTTGTGAGAAAGCTCTTTACTTCCGAATCGGTGACGGAAGGCCACCCGGACAAAGTATGCGACCAGATATCGGATGCCGTCCTTGATGCGGTTCTGGAACAGGATCCGGACGGAAGGGTCGCCTGCGAGACCTGCTGCACGAACGGCTTGGTAATGATAATGGGCGAGATGGCCACGAAGGCAGTCGTGGATATTCAGGAGATAGCCCGGAAGACAATCCGTGAGATCGGGTACGACAGCCCGGAGAAAGGGCTTGACGGGAACGCCTGCGGTGTGGTTGTATCCATGAACAGGCAGAGCCCGGATATCGCGCTCGGGACGAATGATGAGACCGGAGGTGCGGGAGATCAGGGCATGATGTTCGGATACGCCTGCACGGAGACAAAAGACCTGATGCCGCTCCCGATCACGCTTGCAAACAGGCTGGCATACAGATTATCAAAGGTGCGCAAGGGTGAGCTTTCAAGGATCCTGCGCCCGGATGGCAAGACACAGGTGACCATCGAGTATGACGGCGCGGGCAGGCCGGTAAGGGTTGACACGGTTCTGGTAAGCACTCAGCATGCACCGGATATCGGACAGGATGAGCTGAAAGGGCTTGTCAGGGAATATGTTGTCAGGCCGGAGCTTGAAAAAATAACGGAAGAACTGCAACGCCTTGATGTAGAGAACTACAAGCTGCTTGTGAATCCGACTGGGCGTTTTGTCCTCGGAGGACCGGCGGCAGACACCGGACTTACAGGCAGGAAGATCATAGTGGACACCTACGGCGGATACGTTCCGCATGGGGGAGGAGCATTCAGCGGAAAAGATCCGACTAAGGTTGACAGGTCGGCTGCATATATGGCAAGGTACATTGCCAAGTGTGTTGTCGGGTCGGGACTGGCGGGGAAGTGCCAGATCCAGCTGGCTTATGCGATAGGCGTGAGGGAACCGGTCAGTGTAAGGGTGGATACGTTCGGGACAGGCATCATGAACGATGAACATATATGCGACTGCGTGAAGAGTGTGTTTGACATAACACCGCAGGGGATTATCAAGGTGCTTAGGCTCAGGAGGCCTATATACAGGAGCACGGCTGCTTACGGGCACTTCGGAACCGTCATAGGCGAAGACAGACCATGGGAGGCGGTAGTACGTTTCCATAGGTGACAGAATGGAGGATTCGGTGAATAGAGAGCAGGCCGCGGAGCTTGAGAGGATACGAAGGAACCTTGCGCTGCGCGGGGCTGCGAGGTACGACGATGACGGAAGATGGGTCACGACCGAGGAAGACCACAAGCTCCATATCAATGAAAAAGGCGAAATTGACAAGGGCAATCCACATGTCATCAAGGCTATTCACGGGTTCAAGGCCAAGAAGACCAAGTCGGAGGTCCCGGTAGGCGCGAGGCTGAAGAAGGGGGATGAATACTTCGTCAAGCAGTCAAACGGGGATTTCATCAATCCGGACACCGGGGAGGTGTTGGATGACAAGGACATCTCAAGCTGTACAAGGGACCGGGATACGGCGGTAAAGGACCAGTTCGGGAAGCCTATAGACATCGGACACTGTCCCTTGGAGTATGGCGGGAAGACAAGCGTATCGCAGGCGGTCAGAAACGGCATGAGTGCGTTTGAAAGCAAACGGAAGAAGGCAAAGATCGAATACGGATGTCTGCTGGACACGAATGGAAATCCAGTGGGCAAGGTAGAATACAAAGGCGGGCACGGAAGCGTAAAGTATCCCATCCAGTATGCCATGAAGGCGGAAAGCCTTACGCACATCCATCCAAGAGGAGAGGGGAAAGGCGAGCTCGGTGGCACGTTCAGTCTGGCGGATTTTAAAATCCCGCTTGTCTGTTCAGGGATGAAAACAATACGTGCGGCGGCATCTGAGGGCATATATTCCTTCCAGTACACGGATAAAACCAACCGGCAGGGGTTCTATAACTGGATAAGGGATGAGTACAACAAGATTGAGAAGGAATACAAGAAAAGCATCGGCCCGGCAGAGGATAAGGTGAGGCAGGCCGGGAAGGACTACAAAAGCGGCAAGATCACATACGAAGAGTATGGAAAAGTATACAAGGATTATGCAGAAGTGGCGACATACCACTTCAATGCATTGCTTGTGGCTAATCATAACACGCTTCTGTCGGGACAGGAACAATTCGGTTATCATTACACGCTGGAAAGGTGGGACTGATGATGGAGGTAAAGAAACAGACAGAGGAAAACGACAAGGGCTACGTTTCCTCATGCGGTGGTGTAGACCCGGATCTGATTCCTATGCTGGACAGGGACGGAAACCCCATCAAGGAAGAGGAAGAAACAGAAGAATAAGGCAGGAAAGTCAAGCGGGAACGTGGTTTAAGCGTTCTCGTTTTTTATATACCAAGCTAAGATATATATATGATAATAGTAACTATTACTGATTTTAGAAGGAGGAGAACTGCAAAATGGAGGTTGTTAAGCGAAAGCGGGAAGAAATTATTCCATACGAGAACAATCCACGGCACAATGAGTTTGCTGTAGGTGCTGTCGTGGAGAGCATCAAGCAGGTTGGGTATGTCACGCCGATTATCATTGACGAGGACAACGTGGTGCTTGCCGGGCATACAAGGCTCATGGCACTGGAACAGCTTGGATTGGATGAAGTGGAGTGCATTCAGCTGAAGGGTCTGAACGATGAACAGAAAAGGAAGTTCAGGATTCTGGACAACAAGACGGCGGAGCTGGCACAGTGGGATGAAGACCTGCTGAAAGGCGAGCTTGATGTGCTGGATCTGGGGGACTTCTCTTGGTTCGATGACATTATCAACCCGAATCTGTCAAGCAGTAGCACGAAGGGGACAAGCGCATCCGGGGAAGTTCTGGACGACGGCGTTATCCGTTGCCCGAAGTGCGGTGCGGTTGTCGATGGTGATGACGGGGAGGATATGCCGGTATGGAAGTAATAAAGGTATCGGTGGACAAGATCCATCCCTATAAGAGGAATCCGAGAAAGAACGACAATGCCGTTGATGATGTCGCAACGAGCATCGAACAGTGCGGGTACTGCAATCCGATCATTGTCGATGAGAACTACGAAGTGCTGGCAGGCCATACAAGGCTGAAGGCTTTAAAGAAGCTTGGCTGGAAAGAATGCGATGTGGTCGTCAGGAAGGGACTTTCCGAAGACCAGAAAAAGAAATACCGCCTGTATGATAATAAGACGGGCGAGCTGGCACAGTGGGACACAGAAAAGCTGGTCACTGAGATGGAAGGGCTGGATTTTTCCGCTTTCAATTTCGAATGGGATCTGCCGACCGAGATGGAGGAGTTCGGCAGTGCTGAATTCGTCAACAAGGAATATGGCGATGATGAGTTCAGCGATGAGAAGTTCGACTATGTCTGTCCGTGCTGCGGCTTCCGGTTCAACAGGAGGTAGCAGATGGCACAGGAATATATATGGAACCTGACGGACCTGAAGAAGGTTC